GGAACTTTTTATCTTCGCTAAAGTCATCATAATAGGGCGATAAATTAAAATCTGTTGGACTTGGCATTTATCTCTCCTAAAATTCTATAATCAGTTTGATATTCTCGGTTTGGTCAGCTGCTCTTGTGATTGGTGCTCTGTTTTCAACGTAAACTATATCTCCAGAGCCGTGGTCAATTTCTGAACTTGAATATCCATTTGAAAATGTTTGACTATTAACTGTACCTGTAGTTGTATCAGGTGTTACTGTTGCACTTGAAGATTGTCCAGTTATAATATTTGTTCCACTAAAAGCTGTTTGATTTCCGTTACTATCTATCCCCTCATCATTGTGTCTTGTTTGTATGAAATATAAAATTTTATTAGTAGAGTCCCATTCAATTACTTTTCCAACTGCACCAGTTGAAGCTTGATTTATTTCTTCATCAACTGTAAATGTTCCTGCTGATACTGAACCAACAGTAGCAGTTGTTGCTCTTAAAGTAGTAGCAGTAGCAGCAACTCCTCCTGATTTAGGATCTCTTATTAATGATACTTTTCTAAAATCATTTGCAACTGTAACGTCACCAGAATTTGATGATTCTGTTCCTTCTAAACTTGAATTTAACATAACAAAAAATCCACCTAACTCTTCAACTGCATTAAATCCGTGTCCACCGATTGGTTCTATAATCACATCTATTTCTGAACTAATTAATGATCCACCACCAGCTGAATTAATATCTGCAATTCTAACATAAGCAAAAGTATATCCAGCACCTGGAGTTGTTACGGTTACTGCTGTTACAGCACCTGAAGCAATTGTTACTGAACAAACCCCACCTGTTCCATCACCTCTTATAGGAACACTTGTGTGTGTGCCATCTGTTCCAGCTGAACCTGGAGTTTTAATTTTAATTACATTAATTGCACCATCAACTGCCGCTGAACTTACTGTTGAATCCGTTGCAACTGCCATAAAATCTACAGATAAAAATTCTGCTTGCATTGAAGCAGTTAAAGTGTACATATATTTCCACTTATAACCGTCAGCAGTTAATTGAATAGTTGTTGATGTTCCACTAGGTTCTACTGTAGAAACAACATTATTATTATTATCTAAACATTTATAAACATTTCTTGTTGATGATAATACATAAAACGTTGCGTCATATAAAGTTGTAGCACCACTATTAGCAGTTGAAGGTGTTGTTGTGCCTGTTGCATATTCGCCAATATCGTGTCTGTAATAATCATAAACTGTGCCAGTTGCCCAATTTCTTCTAGGAACTACAAAGCCAACATTTGTACCTGTAACTTTCTTACACGCCAACATATCATCATAAGTAAAATTTTGTGTATTAACATTATCTGGAGGTGTAACAGGTAATAAATCTGTTCCTTCATTATTTGTTCTATCATCACCTCTTGTAGAAGTAGTAAATTCTTGTGGTCTACCAATTCCTAAATAAAAAGTATTTCCAGAGGCTTCACTAAAAGCTTCTTGGAATTGTTCACTATTATGAACTCTAAATTTACTTGTTATAATTGCTGGCATTTATTATTCCTCTTCTTATATTTATACTAGTTTGTACTAGCTTATATACCTTATTACTATTTCTGCACTAGCGGCAGGCGCTACTGTGAAAGTTAAAGTTGTTCCTGAAATTTGATAATCGTCTGTAGGCACTAAACAACTTCCATTAACAAAAACTAAAATATCATCAACAGTACGTCCAGCATTTATTGTAAATGTTAGTGTAGAACCGTCACCTGTATTTGATTTATCTGTAGATACAGTACTTCTTCCACCAACAACATTAATCACGTGTCCCATATAATCGTGTGCGTGGCATTGATAATATAATATTTCAGGTGTATCTTTAGTCACCTCTAGTACTATATTTGCACCAGCACTTCCTGGTGTACCTGTAACTGTAACTCCATCTGTATATTGAGTAACTTTATCTGGTTCACGATAAAAATGTATTTGATGACCAGAGTTTGTAGCGTCAGCTTGGTCAAATTTCCATTTACCAGGCGCTAATGATAATGCTGGAGAAGCTATACCATCAACAGTAAAACCATCAGTACTACCAGTTCCAAAATGATAATGGGTATCTGCTTTAACAGCAACTGTAACTAGTATTGTTTTTTCAACTGTATTATCTGGTGAACGATATCCTATATATCCTAAATCATTTATGTTAGCATAATCGTGATTTAAATTAGTTCCTGCAATTGCACCTATATTTGGTTCAAATCTTGTAGTTGAAGAATTCCACGCTATTACTTCTCCATTATTAATTCCTGTAATATTTACATTTGATAATCCTTGAATATTAGAATTTTCTGTTATTAATTCAACCCAACCTGCAGCCGTTGCTATATATGGTTTAAGTGTATCTTCATCTAAAGCAGGAGTACCTGAATAGGTTACATTACTTGGAAAACTAGCTAAATTTGCGTGATTAAATCTTATAGATGAAGCTGAAGCATTAACTAAAAATTGAGAAAAGCCTGTAATTGATAATCCATTTAGTGTTGTAGCAGTAGAACCTAACTCAACATTTGTACCACCTAATGTTACTTTGTCATTTGCTAATTGTGCATTTGTAATTCCAGTTATATTAAATGTATTTGTACCGTCTGTTAAATCTTTATTTGTAAGTGTTTCTGTACCTGCTAATGTAGTAATACCACCATCTGATAAAGCAGTATTAAATTGTGCTGTAGTACCTGTTATTGTATTATTTGCTAAATTAATTGTTTTGTTTTCTAAAGTAGTAACAGACGTGGCTGTAACAACTGTACCATCAACAGAAATAGTTAAATCATTACCAACTAAATTTGTGCCAAGACCAGTACCACCTATTACATTACGTAATCTATCATTGTCTATAGTACTACCATCACCTGCAGCTGTATAAATTTCATCAAAATTTGCATTGATAAGTATACCGCCAGCACGTAAATTAGAACCTGTGCCATCATCAGCAATTGTTCCTGTATTAATTGATTGTTTTGCCATTTGTTCCCTTAAATTACTTTACTATTTATAAAGATTTTACGGTGTTGTATCATCAAAAGTTGGTAGTGTATTACTAAAGTCAACTACTGTATTACTAAAGTCATTTGCATTATACGTAAATATAGATGGTAAAGCAAAATTCATTTTAATTTTCTTTCCTTCTTCATCGGAAGTCATTAAGAAAATTCCTTGTCTTCCATCTAAACTAGTATTTGTCGCAAAAACTTTTAACTCTTCTAACGTTCTAAACACTATTCCTGATCCTGGATTTGATGTACCAAACATAGTATTTCCCCATTTATCAAGATTGCCCCACCTAGGACCTGCGTATGCCCATCCTCGTTTAACAAGAACACCATCAATAATTGACCTCTTTCTACTTGTATAATCTATTGAAAGACCTGGTCTTGTTAATGTAACATCTCTTTGATTAGCAGCAAAGTGTTCAATTTCATCTTCTGGTAAATATATTGTTCCACCTTCAAAAGCATTTGCTCTTAAAGTTGTTCCATCATCTACTGTTCCTAATCTTCGTGCAAATATTGTAGAGAATAGAGTATTAAGAATTCTGAATATCGGTATTTCAACTGCACCAGATACAGCACCAACAACTCCCAATCCTACTCTAGCGCTTAATTTAGATTCTATGCTTACTTGACCAGTAAAATAAAATCCTGCTGTATGCATTGTCTTTTTAAATGCGTCCCGCCATACTGAAATTGAACGAGCAACTTTTAATACATAAGAAAAATCTTGATAGTATTTACTATCTTGTATTCTCATTGTTGTTTCAGAAATCTTACCATCTTCATTAATAAATTTACCATCTGTATCTGAAACTGAAACAACATTAATTGAAGCAACAGTAGCGTCAACTTTTTTAATAGTTGCTGTACCACCTGATTGTGATGTTACCGTGTCTCCAACAGCAAAAGTACCAGCAACAGTTTTAATTCTTACTAATCCTTTATTAACATCAAACGTATCAATTATTCCACTTCCAGAACTAGTACTAGTAATAGTAGTATTTACTGAAAATGATCCTATAACACCTGTTATAATACAACTATTATAAAATCCTAATTGTGGAGGTGTAGGCGCTAATTCATATTTCTTTCCTAACTCAATTGTTTTTAATTTGATAACTCTACCAATTTCATTACCCCACGCTCTTACAGTTGCTGTTGTGCCTGTATTTGAAGTTACAGTAACAGTTGGTAATATAGAATAACCTGAACCATTTTGTACTAAAAATAAATCTTCAATTGTTCCTTGACCTGAACCGCTTTCTTGCATAATAGCATTACCAAAATATGGGTCAGCTGACATTGTATCTTCTTCTAACGATATTCTATTTCCTGTATCATCTTCATTAATAATACCACCATTAACAATTTTTACAAACCCACTTGCATATAATCCACCTGTACCAATATTACTAAAATTTAAAACATCTCCAACTTGATAATTTATTCCTGGATTATCAATTACAATATCTGTAATTCCACCTGTACCAGTTTCATCAATAGAAAATACAGCACCAGTCCCACCTGCAACAAGTGAAACAGTATCAGCTGTAGTATTTAATGTACCATCATTTTGAACTGCTTTTGTTCCTGGAATTCCTGTTATAGTTGCTTTAATATACCAATCGTCTGTATCAGAAGCAGAACCTTGTACTTGTTCTCCAATTAGAAATGTGCCTTGAAGTGAATCATTATTTAATATAAATTCGGAAACTGTATCTATACCAATTTGATATGTTGCAACATTTTCAACAATTGCATAAGCGCCACTAGTAGAACCTGTAATTGTTCTTCCAATTAATTGTGTTGTATCGCCTATATCTGGAATTACTCTTACAACTTTTAATGTATCAAATTTACCATCTGATACTCTTAATATAGATTCTCTAGGATAAAATGTTTGTGCCTCTTCATTAAATAATATTCTAAAAAATATTTCGTGTCCTTTATTTGTACCTTTAGAACGATAAAGTGAATTAACATTTTTAATAAGACTTCTTTTATTAACATCATTTGCTAATGTATCTGGTAATGTTGCAAGAAACTCATCTCTAAAATTTGATAAAAAATCATTAATTACATTATCAGGATCTCTAAAATGAATTAAGTCAGAAATATTATTTACAGGATTTGGTCTGTAACTGTCTATAGTTGCATATGCATTTGAAGTTCCACCTACAACTATTTCTCCTTTTATAAATTTATTTTGAGCAGATATGAATAAACGTCCACTATTTAAATCTTCAGTTAAAATTGTTGCTATTGCATTAGATGTTTGTCCTGTTATAATTTCTCCACGAGTAAATTTTCCATATTCAGTACCAGAGTAAGTTTCAAAAATAACTTTATCACCTACGTCAAGTGGTGTTCTTGCAGTACCTATAGCACTTGAATTTAAAACTAAATTATTTGCTTGTGCTGTTTCTGTTTCTAGTAAAATACCTTCTGTAGATTTAACAGAAGTTACTGATAATTCAGCAGACTCTAGTAATTGGTAATAGACTTTAAGAAATTCAGCAAACTTTGGATGTTGACTAACTACGAATTCAGGTAGTTGACTATTAAGTATATTTGAAATTTTATCATTAAACTTTGCCATTTGTCATTAGTAGCTGGAAGTAGTTGTGTATCCTACACCTGCCTCAGCACTTCCTCCTACAAAACTATCAGCAATAACTGTTACATTTGAATTCGCAACATCAATCTCAACAATTTGGTCTCTAACAGGAACAATATCATTTGAATTTGGTGTTACTGTTAATTGAACTATAGTTGAAGCTGTTCCTCCTATATTTGTTATACTAGCAATATTTAAAGAGTTAACTGTAATTTCACCTGTACCATAATCAATTGTACCTTGTGTTGAATTTATATAACTTTTTACACCACTAGCCAAATAATATAATCTTACATTACCTGCGCCGTCATCATCAAAAAAGCATTCATTATCATTTCCATCTATTTTAAATCCTGTTGAACTTAATATCCCACCTGTACTTGCTAAATGTCCAGAGTGTGGATTATATAATGCATTTCTAAAATAAACACTATATTTTGATGATGTTAAAATCATTGGTGTTAAATTTTTTCTTATTTTAACAGTTGTTATATTTGATAAAACACTTTTATCTACATCATCAATTAAACCTGTAACTTTTGAAAATCTGAATATTGAATCAAACTTTTGTAAATTTTCTGCATTATAAACTTGTAATATGTTAATAACATTTGCTTTTATAGTTGAAGCAGTTTTTGCTGTTGCCTTTGCGTCATACTTAACAGTTGAAGTAACTAATATGGATGTTGTTTCTGGATCTTTTATAACAGGTCTTACTGAAGCAACGTTATAAGGTTTTAATTGAGTTACAATATCAGCTTTCGTTGTATCAGTTAACGTAGAACCTGAAGCAGCTTTAATAGAAATATTTACAACACCATATTGTGGAGTTTCATCATCTTCACCACCCCACGCACTTACTGATAATGCATTTGGATAAATTGATTTAACTAACGTTTCATAATCAGTTGCTGTAACTGCTCTATCTTGAGCAGCGTATTGTAAAGGTGCATTAAATTTTATTGATTCATTTGTTTCACCTTCTGACCCTCCTTGAGAATTTGAATCAGTTGAAATAGTAACATTTGTATAACCACCAATGTTTCCATTTAATGCAAATGTTGAAGCTCCATTTGAATCTGTTCTATTAGTGATAACATATTCCATAATAACTATATTATCATCTTCTAATTTTTTACCTGTTACACCATCACCAAAATAAATTTGAAATTTTCCATCAACTGTTTCTTGTATAAAATAAACTTTTGAATCATATGCTACACTATTATAACCACCTGCTAAACTATAAACTGCTTGTGTAGTATCTTCATTACTATTTTGAACTGTAACTTTTAATGTTGATGTATCTGCTGTATTAGTTGGTATAAGTAATTTTTGGTCTGGATCATTTACGTCATAAAGATATTTAAATGTAACTAACGTTCCTTCATAAAGTGTAACATTTTTAAATTCGTAAATACCATCAACTGGTGTAATTGTTATATCTTCATTTGTTACATATTGATATTCTATTTTATCAACTGTAGTTGAGAACACTGTTCCTTTCTGCATTGT